ACGGTTACCAAGTCCGATATATTTCATCATTTTTTCGACTAAAGCAGACTTACCGGTACCAGTATCGCCGACTATCTTAAGTTCTACCCACCCCCTTATAGGGTCGGTATCCCATGGAACACGGAAACGTAAAATACTGTGGTAAACCAGCAGCAGACCTAAAAGAACTTCGTCACGCTCTACGATATGCGTTACGTTATATGTCAGATCATTAAGTATAGTTCCCAGCTTCGATACGATATTTTCCACTGTCATACTTTCCGGTCTAAGGCTGTCCAGTTCTTCCCGGACTTCTTCGGTCAAGGAAAAACTTTCTACGACGTCCTGTAAAGGTGTCGCGTTCGTTACCAGAATGGTACTTTCCTGGTTCTTCGGGTGCGGGTACATATAACCGCTGATCTCATAGTATTTATTCGTTTCAATCTTCATACCACCGATAGCGTAAATCTTACGAAGTACATAGCTTCCGGTATCGTCCTCTTTAACGCCGTCTTCTTCCGCCATAGGAATAACCAGAAGTTCGTCTACGTTGATCGTTTCCACAATGGAAGTATCATACTTTCCGCAAGACGGTATCCCGCTGATCTCCCGAAGGATTCCCTTTATATTGTCGTCGCCCGTTTCTGTCATTTGAATAAGTTCTCGGTTGTGGGCGTTCAGTTCCTTATATGCCGTAGCTGTAGGAATGTTCAGCAGCGGACAGCCATACTTTTTACATTTTTCTTGTCCCCAGCATGAATACTCTACTTTTTTCGGGACAACGTAAGGCGTGTGCTTCTTACCGGCCACCATTACGCGGGTCGTAATCAGTTTACCAGTAAGGGAAGCGTCGGAAGTCTTCGCAAGCGGAAGGTTTATAGCTTCTTCGGCTACGTCGGTGTTACCCTTAATACAAGGACACATATCACCAGCACACGGTACCCTGTCGTAATCGTTGTCGCCTTTCTTCTTTTCGCCGTGAAGTGATCGTATAAAAGCACACCCAAACTGGTAGTCCTTTTCACTTCCGTAAACACTTTCTATAACGTTTCTGGTGTTCGCCTTACGTTGCTGGATACTGTACCGGCTGTCCGCGCTGGTAAACTTTACTACCCAGTCTTCCAGGATACTTGTAGCTTCTTCTTTTTTGTATCCGGCTGCCTTAAAGTAACAGCAAAGCTGCACAGTGGCGTTATTACGATCGCCGTCTTTCTTCCAGCCATTGTTAAGAATGTCTTCTACACATACCGGCGGCTTATCCTTAACGAAAATATATTCTGTTTTACTTCGCTTATCGGACGTTGTAGCGGCGGCTTCTTCGTATTCGTGTAACTTGTCCGCGTAGAACACCCCGGCTTTTGGTCTTTTACGTACTGTCTTTTCTTCTCTCTGGATAGGCTGGCCAGTACGCGCTCTTTCCTTAATTTCATCTAATGTCAGTTCCTTAAGCTGCTGTAAGGTAAGTTCGATCTTGTAAAGCCCGGTCTTCTGGTGCCTGGAATACGGAAGACGTAACATACGCTTTACGGTATAAACCACAAGGTCTACAGCTTTTAAAGGCTCTGTATACTCTACTGGTCGTCCGTTTTCGTCTTCCTGTTCCTGTACTTCTCCTAACCTGTAACGAAGGTATCCGGCAATATGCTTATATACTCTCTGCAAGTCTTTTCTAGGTTCTACGCCTAACGCTCTTTCGTCTACCAAAATGTGGAAGCCCTTAGACCCGGAAAAGTAAATATGTAAGTCCTGTTCCTGTATATCAAGTTCTCCGGTGAAGAACTCCACCAGCTTAATAGCTTCTTCCTGGGCTACTGCCGGATTTTCACTATAGTCAAGGTCGAAGTACAGGGGGGCTAAGAAGTCTTCCCCCTCTGTCTTCTTCTCATTTGCGTATTTCTGGACCGTGGCAAAACAATTAAAGTCCTTTGCTTCTTCGTGTTGCCACTTCGGTACGTCGTCCAAGTGTTTACGCTTCCACGGGCTGCTTTTTCCGTTTTCGTCGCACTGGTAACAATCCACGTACACATATTCTTTATTTTGTTTTGCCATTTCTTAAGGCCCCCTGTTTTACTTTGTGGTATAGTCTTCTGGGTTAAATACTCCCATAGCTTCAAATTTGATAGCCAGCCAGGATACGGAAGCGTCTGTACGGCTACGCTGTTCTTCTGTAGACAGTCTGGTAACCACGCTGGTAAGTCCTGTACGTGCCGGAATACCGATCTTTTTATACGCTCCACGGAATACGTTCATAGCATACTTACCGTAGGCGATCGTAGCAGTAGGGGCGAAGGACATAATATAAATTTTCGGGATACCGTCGGCTTCAGAAAGGGCGTCTACAGGAACTACCGAAGCCATATAACGAAGTTCCAGGTCTTCTACGCTGTAACGTTCTGCTGCTTCCGGGTTCTCCTGTAACCACGCTGTAAGCTGCTGTACGGCGTCTTCTTTCTCTCTGCAAGCTACGATCAGCTGGCCGTCTTCTGGACTGTTCTGTAATCCCCATAAAGACCAACGTTTTTCACCTTTTCCAATAATGACGTCGATATGATCTTTATATTTAATACTGTCGTCGTCTTTATCCACAAAATCCCCCTTCTTATCCACAGTCAGCCAGGAACCCATGTAAACAAAATCAAGGTCTAAGCCGTCGTTTGCTTTCTGGAACTCCTCAAAAGTGTTATTAAGAAGTGTGGTAATATATGCGGCGCCGTTCGGCTTAACCTCTGCTACAGCTGTTTCCGCGGCTTTTGCGATCGCTGTACCTGCTACTTCTTCTGTTCCGGCGTTCTTTGCTGCTACGTCCATGTTCTGTGTTGTGTTCTCACTCATAATAAATACTTCCTTTCATAATTAAAATTTAATACTATCCAGTAAACCGTCTATAACGTCCTTTTCGGCGCTTTTCGGCTTAGATGGTAACTTAATACCCAGGCGCTTATATACCTTTCTTCTGCTGTAGTATTGACCTTTCAGAACGCCTACAGAAGCGTCCACATAGTCGAACCATACCGCTTTTTTATCTGGGTTCTGTGGGTCCTTTCTCATAATACGGCCTATTTCCTGTTCCAGATTAAGACCGGTGTTACTCTTTCCGTCCCCACGTTTTGGTGTTACTGTATGCCCTACGCAAAGGCTAGGTATGTCTAAACCTTCACGGGCTAACTGTGTAGCAAAAAGGATATTTACTTTTCCTTCCCTACACTGGTCTAAAATATCTTGTCGTTTCTTTTTGGTAACTTGCCACTTCTTAAATTCTTCTTCGGTATACTGTGGCGTTTTTACTTTCCACCTTCTGGCTTTTCCGTCATACTTACATTCTGTACCGTAGTCAGCTGCCAGGGCTTCGGCCTGTCGTTTTCCACTGGCTACTTTCCAGCTATACCGGGTAAGTCCGCCATGCACTACAGCGGTCTTACAACCTCTGTAGCCCTGTTCCGTAAGAAGCTTGTCTACTTTCTCTTTCAGCTTAAAGCAATACCTTACGCTTTCAGAAAGAACGATAGACTGACCGTATTTAACCGCGTCTACGATACTTTTGGCTACCAGGTTTAACCGGTCTTCGTTTTCAAAAAGTCGGTATAAAATGTCCTGGTAATCCAGATCTTCGCCCCCGGCGTCTATGTTTCCGTCGGCGCTATCTTCATTCCCGTAAGTGAAGGACGTGTAGACAAACTTTACTTCTGGTAAAACCAGCTGATCGTCTTTGTAAAGGGCGGTTCGGGGAACCTCATGTAGTACCGGTCCAATACCTAAGTACATAAGCTGTTCCATTTCGTCTTTACGCTTCGGTGTGGCCGTAAGTCCTATAATATGCTTCGCCGGAAACTGGGCGGCGGTATCTAAAAACTGGGTACTGGGGAAGTGGTGTGCTTCGTCGATCACGACGACGCCTATAAATTCTTTCAGCTTTTCTACAAGTCGCTGTTTTGCCTTAAGCGTCTGTACCGTCGCTATGATAAGCTTACGGTCGCCGAAGTCCTCTACACCGTCCCCCAGGATACCGACACGACCTACGCCTTTCAATGTAGATAACGCCCTGTCCCTGGTCTGATATACTAAATCTCTGGTATGGGTAAGCCATAAGGTCGGGCGTCCAACTTCGTAGATATATCGCATACCCATGATAGTTTTACCGGAACCCGCCGGGGAAACCCCGATACCATTTTTATGTAACAGGCTATCTATAAGCGGGTGCTGGTAATCTCTGGTCTGGAAGTTTTCGTTCCACGGTCCGAAGTCTACCGGTTCCCCTTCTACCTGTTCCTTATCCCATTTAATGGACGTCGTTGTTTCTGAAATAAGACTATATAAACGATCTGCATAACCACGGGGAAGTATTAAGCTTCCGTCGTTGTCATATGTAAAAAGCTGTAGCTTCTGGTCTATGCCCCAGGTAGGGCGACGCTGGTACTTCGCTTTTAAGTATGCCGGATTATCTATTGTAAGATCGTCTACTATTTTCAGTTTCAAGGGAAGCGGATAGCCACTTACCCTTATGTTATTGCTTTCGTATACGTGCAATCTCGCACCCCCTTTAAATCGTATCCACGTTCGCCGTTTATCTCTATACGTGGAAGGTTGATAGCTTCTATTTTCCCTTGCTGTAGTTCTTCCAGCGTTATATAACGCCGTCCTTTCTGGTTCATATACACCATAGCGTGAACCAATCGGAAAGCGTAGGCAACGTCTACAGCTTCGTTAAGGAAGGATACCAGGACAAGCCCTATATTTCTGTCTAATGCCTTTTCAAAATTTATCAGACCTTTAAGCTGGTCGGTGCGTAACATTGACAACATAAACCGGTCGCCGTCCGTTCTCTTTTCCTCACAAAGTAAATTTACGTGTTCCAGAAGTACCAGTTCGTCCGCTGGCCGTGTACCCAAGTTTCCACCGTCTGTAATGCGTAACCGCCATAAGTTTGGTATCTGCCGCCAGCTTCTTCTACATTCTTCCTGGAAGTCTTCGCCACGCTGCCTACGTTCCGCCTGTTTCTCATTACGCAAGGTAGGTAAGTGCGGCGGCTTGTAACTGTGCCTTCGCTCTGATACAACTTAAGGCTTCTTTCTTCGCGTCCAGGTCTTCCCTGGTCTTGAACTGGGAAACCTCGATAGCCTTAATATCTGCTTCCACGCTTGCCAGTTCCTTACGATCTGTGGCGCTAAAATGTCTACGGAAAGCGTCGCGCTGGGTATCGTTTGTAACAGCTACCTTTACCTGTGTACCGTCTGAGTAAGGAATAATACCATAAGCGTCCTTACCGGTTCCGCAAATTGTGTTAATAGCTTCTGATTCTGTGATCTGAATAGAGGTTTCCAGTTGGCGGGCGCGTCTTGCTAACGCTGCTTTATTCTGATAGGTTTCTTCGTTCTTACGTCCGGCTTCCAGAATATCCGTAACAGCAGCGTCCAGCTGTGAGATAGTGTTAATCAGCTGTTCGTCTGTCACTACCGGGGTGTTAATGGTCGGTACGTGCTTATTCAAGGCTTCGGTTGCCGCCTTTGCTACGGCGTCCGCGCCGTACTGTTCAATAATTTTCTGTAATTCTTCTTTCATGTTTTTACCCTTTCTTAATTGCATAATGTTTTTGTAAAGCTGCCTAAAATACCGTTTCTCTGCTCCTGTTCTTTTTCCTGTGCTTTTGCCTGTTCTACAGCTGTTTTAACTACGGCAGATATAACGACATTTTGTACAATAGGTACCGCGCTGGCGACTTCCATAACGGTACACGCTTTTAAGTCGTAAACCTGTTTTTCCAGTTCCGGGAAGCCGCCGTAAGCCTTTAAGGTATCCGCCATATTTGCGATCATAGTATCTTTACAAAGTTCATTGAAAGCATTTATCTTTTTACCGGCCACGGCTTCGCCCCCTTTCGGATATGTGGGCGTACCACCAGGAACGACCCACCCATACAAGAACTGTCAAACGGTTTACTGATCGTATAAGCGCCACAATTCGGGCAGCTGATTTTTATAGCACCAGCGGAAGAAACCACCGGGTTAAGTTCCTGTAAATCGTTATCCGTAATCGGTTCTTCATGTCCACAGTTACCACAAGTCCAAAATTTCACCTTCATACCGCTACAAGCTCCCTTTGCCTATCAATAATCTGTAAAGCTGTCTTTACTACTTCCGGGCTGTATTTTTCTTCGGCTGCTACCTGGTCGATAATCTGGTTAATATCCATAAGAACCTTATTACCGGTGTGACCCTGGATAAGTGCGCTAAAGTTGTCCATAGCGTACTGTCGTTCCTTTTCTTCCTCAATACGACTACGATCTAAGACTTCTTCCCCGGACTTCGCACACGACACCGGTATAAACTCCGCTTCGTACTTTCCACTGATTTCGTCTATCTTAATCAGTGCTACCTGTATCTGCCGTTCCATCTCATTAACGGAAGCTGACATACGTAACAGGCTGCCTGGATTTACAAAAAGCTTGTCGTCAGCGCTTCTGTGGTAAATCCCATAGCCTAAGTGATCGTGTCCAGTAAGGATAATATCGGCGGTCGTGTCCACCTTATATAAGTCACTATATCGGTCAAACGGTGGGCGGTGGTCTAATAACATACCGTGGGCTATATGTACCCCGATATGGTTACCTTCCGGGTAATCTACGTCCGGTCCATATCCATAACCGTTTATGTCCATATCCTTACTGTACGGCGTAGCAGTCAGATACACCTTATAGTGTCCCTTTGCCAGATAAATAGGCTTGTCACTGGCGCTTCTGATAACCGTAAGCTGTGGTACCAGCATTTCCAAAAGCCTTAAACTGGTACGGTAGTAGCTGTCTACGTTGTATCCGTAAATATCATGGTTACCCAGTGTACAGTAAATGTTTACCGGACTTTCCTTTAACACTTCTGCAAATTCCAGAAGAACGGCTATACCAACTTCCGGTCGGTCGAATATATCCCCAGGCTGTAAGATCGCGTCTACAGCATTATCTACAGCTATCTTAAAAACTTCCTTAAGCTTCTGCTTCGCAACTTCCTTGTAGTCGTCTATACGGTTTCTGGGATTCGTTCCGCGTAAGTGTAGATCGCCCACGAATAAAAATTTAACCATCTTCTTCGTCCCCCTTTCGATCGTCTTCGCAGCACTCACACCGTACCTGGTCTGGGTCGTCCGTATAGAAGATAATCCCACAGTCTATACAATGTTTTTTCATAATACGGACACCTCACTTTCTCCACTCTGGGAACGCTTCACAGCTAAACTTACTTCCCCGATTTCTGCAAGGTCAGCGTTATGTGTGATAAGGATAATCTGTCTTCCAAAAGTGGCGCTGTACTCTTTTAAGAAATACGCTACCGACGGCGCGTACTCTTTTGATACGTGCTTACCTACTTCGTCCAGGAATAACGGACCGTCTACGCCTTCCATTTCGCCGACTGCCAGACGAAGCGCAAGGGCGATAATATCAATTTTCCCGCCGCCGCGGTCATAATCCGGCTTTTCCAACTTCGTGATAACGCTGTCGTCGTTTAAGTAATATTCAGCGATAGGCTGGTTACCTCTTAAGGTAAGGTCGATCATAAATTTATGATTCCCGCCGAAGACCACGTTAAGCGCTTCGCTTACTATATCTTCTATCCTTACCTTTACCTGTTGTCTGGCATAGTCGCTGGTCTTCTGTAAAAGAATTTGTACCAGTCCGAACACGCCTAACTGTTCTTCTGCTTCCGTCTTTACCTTTACCGCCGCTTCTCTCTGCTTTTCCAGTAGTTCACGTTTCGCCATCTGGTTATTAACCTTGTCCCTGGCGGTACGAAGATCAGCAGCTATACGGTTAATCTGCAAGGTGTTTAAACCTTTCGCAGTACCATAGCTTACCGGCTCTGGACGGATAAAAAAATCCATAAGTCCCATAAGCTACCCCCTAAACTTCCGGTATGTTACTTTCCACATTCTTAAGGTTTTCTTCTACGGATTCCGACAAGCGGGTAATCTCTGCTTCGATCGTATCCGGGGTAACGCCTAACTGCTTCATTTCTTCTACGACCTTATCACACTGTTCCTGTGCGGCTTCCAGCTGTGTTTCCGCCTTTGTCTTTGCATTTTTAGCAGCTTCCAGTCTTTCTTTTGCTTTCTCAATACGTTCTTTAATATCCATTACTTCGTACCTTCCTTTCCGTTTTTACTCTGATACATAAGTACCACTTTGCTACCGGCGTCCGCTTTAAAGGTAAAAGTCTGATATACCGGTACAGCTCCTTTGATCGGTGCGTTTTCATTCAGTATCACAATTTCGCTATTGTCTGGCACATCATAAAGTAGCGATCTTAAGTCTTTTGCTGTCATTTTGTATTACCTTCCTTTCTGGTTATCATAAGTGCCGCCTTTTTGCTGTCTTTCAACATGACCGCGGCTACTTCCACTTCTTCGTCTAAGGCGAACCCTACAGCTTCTCTAAAATCCCCCGGAAGCTGTAAGCGTCCTTTTCCGTCAAGTTTACGGGATACCTTAAACAAACCGCCTTCATATAAACCCATTAGACTGTACCCCACTTTCCGTATTTCGTAAGGTAGCCGTCTGGTCCCAGGTTACGGAAGTCCATAGCGTGTTCGTTCGCTACGCCGACGTCCTTATAAACACCCAGGTTATGGGCTTTTCCTTTGTAGAAACACCGGACTTCGTAACGCTGTTTATCCTTCCGGTAGTGGACACCCTTAACCATGTCGGCGTATTCTGGACCGGTAGGCTCTACCGGTACGTAGCTTTCGCCGATCGGAAGGTTAATAAGGTTATCCCTGGTAAGATTTAAGCTATTGCCGTCCTTAAAGATTGTGTTCTGTCCGCGTTCCGGCTTCGATATAACCCTATGTAAAAGTGGCTGCTTCTGTTCAAAGCCCGGAACATTTACTACCTTACCGCCGACACGGTGGGCGGTCGCTCTTATATAAAGCTGTCCATTACTTTTGTGGATAAAGGAAAACCATGTACCAGGCCAGGACTTTACTAAGTCCATATCCGCAGCGTCTAGTTTTACTTCCACAGAACCATAGCCTACGTTTGGCGGCGCTTCTACAAAAAGCGTAGCTTCCTTTCCACGTATGATAAAATCGTTTTTCAAACTGCCGCACCCCCTAAAACACTGTCCAGATAACCGATAATAGACTTACCTATACCTTCCGCCAATGTTACGGTAACCGCGTTTCCGAACTGCTTATACGCCTGTGAATTACTTACAACCTGTTTCCAGTTATCCATAGGAAACGCCTGTAGTCTGCCGTATTCCGTCGGCGTAAGTTTTCTTACTCTATACTTCGTGTGATCGAAGATTTTAATATGATGTGTACCACCCGCTACGGCTGTAGCTGTTGGGCTGATACCGTCCGGGTCGTGTACCCGTCTGCTATGATCGTGTCCGCTACTCTCTAACATTCCTATCACCTCTATTTCCGGTAGCCCTTGCGGCCGTTGCTCTCTCTCTCTCTGTATTCATACATTCGTCTACCCTTTCCAGTACCAGCGGTACTTGTTTGTAGTCCGACGCCAGTAACGTAGGGGAACACCCTATAAAGGTTCCTTTCCCGTTACGCTGTGCCTGTATTACGCCGTCCTGTATTAGCTGATCTATGGCCGGTAGGCGCTGGCTCTCTCTCTCTCTCTACAATCATGTGTCATTTTCTCCGCCTTTCTTATCACATATAACCACCTGGGAACACCCTGTAAGCAACGACTGGGCTATTTCTTTTCCGACCCGTCCGCGCCTGGTGTTACTTTCCGGGTAAGCTATATTTATGGCGTCCCCATATCTCCCTACAGCTATCCCGGCTTTTGTAGCTTCGACTATCGGGAACAAGGGGGCGTCTTTTCCGTATCGCTTTTCGTGGTATTCTCTACCACCTTTACCCCTTGCCGACTGCTCCGTAGTGTCGGGGCTACCTCTGTGTAAATCCTTTTCCGGCTCTCTCTCTCTCTCTCTCTGTAGGATAGCCGTAAGTGTCGTCTACAATAACGCCGTGTAAGTCCTGGGCGGTCAACGTAAACATAGGGTCTTCGTCTTCCTTCGATCTACGCCCATTCTGCCTTTTATCTACTCTGTCCGGCGTAATCGTGGCGTGTACCTTACCCATAGAAGAAATACGCTGTAACGCCTGGTCTATGATCTTGTGAGCCTTTTCGTCGGCAATGTAAAACTTGTCGTCTACATCAGCTTCCAGGATTGTAGAAAGCTTCGGTACGTAGTCGTGTTGTTCTTCTGGGTATGTGTAGGTATCTGGCAAGCTATCCAAAGTACCGACGACTATATACCTTTCCCTATTCTGTGGTACGCCCCAGTATTTGCTATTAAATAACTGTGCGTGGCACTTATACCCGGCTTTTCCATATTCAGCTTCCAGCACTGGTAGAAGTTTCCTTAACGCCTTCACGTTTTCCGCTACAAGCACTTTCGGAACCTTCTCCGGCTCTCTCTCTCTTGCTTCGGCCAGCAGCCGCATGATTTCAAAAAACATACCGCTTCTGGTCGCTGCCCTGTGGTTCGTACCACCGCAACCCGGACATAAATTTTCTTCGCTGTAAGTTTCCGCGGACACTTCCCATACGGTACCGCAGTCGGCACATTCCAGCTTTATACCCGCCTGTTTTCCGGCTACGCTTAAGTCCTGGCAAGGAAACCCAAACGCCCAGACGTCAGCTTTCGGTACATCTTCAATACACATTTTCTGTATATCTGCCTGTACCACATGATCGCCTACATTTTCCCTGTATGTGGCTACAGCGTACTTGTCAAAATCCCAGGCGCCAACGATCTTAAACCCGGCGTTCTGGAAACCCAGACCAAGACCACCGCACCCACAAAAGAAGTCGTTTAATGTGTACAATTTTCTTTTACCTCACTTCCGCACAATGGACACACACCCCCGGCAGCTTCCCAGGCGGCCTGTAGTTCTTCCTGTGCCTTCTCTAACTCTCTGTTACAAGTTTCTACATACCTTTCAACCCCTGTACAAGAAAGCTGTCTTGCTGTATAAATAGAATCCAATCTTTTAAGGTTGTCCAGTTCGTCGTACTTCTTAGAAACGCTTCCCAGAATGTCCGCCAGGGCTTCTGTGTTCCCCAGGGAAGATACCTTATATCGTAAGCCGCGTTCTTCTTCGCTTACTTCATTAAATCGCTTATAAGCACGTTCCAGAGCTTCCAGGGCTTGTGTGTCTTTTTCCGCTTCGTCCAGCATGAACGAAAGCCCTACCGCCTGGTCTAACTTCACTACCAGTGCCGACGTTCTTCTTATGGTTTCCTGTAAATTGATATACCCATACTGGAAGCCTAAAAGTGCGTCGTACCTTATTACGTCTGTTTCCACTTCCTTAAGATCAGCCTGTAAGTCTTCCAGATTCCGCGTAATACGGATAACCCTTAAAGGTTCGTTCTGATCTTGTACCGCTTTCCAGAATCCTACGTTAAGGTCTTCCAGCTTTTCTTTTTTCGCCTGTTCGCGCTCTGCAATACCAAGCGATACAGAAGCGACGACCACACCGGCCAGACGTTCCACTTCGTCGTAGTATTTAATACGCTGTTCCGTGTTCAGCTGGTAACTATTCATAAGGGCGGTAAGCGCGACGTGGCGGCTCTGATCTTCCTTTAATTTTGTAAAGGCAGCTTCCGCTATTTTAAGTTCAGCGTCGAACCGGTCAAGGTCGAAGTATTCCGTAAGGGATACGTCGATTTCCCCTATCTGTTTGTCGGCGTAAGAAATATCGTTACGTGTCTGGTGGGTCTTTTTATTTACCTCGCTGATCGACTTATCTACGATTTCTGTACCCGCCAGCTTTCCTAAGACCTTCGCCCCTACGCTCGCGCTTTCCGAAAGCATAAAAGGCGCGTCCAGCTGGAAAGCAAAATTTAAACAGGTTTCAAAATCACCGTACTGCTGTTTTACCAGTCCCAGGGTTTCCTTAATCTCTGGCGGTATCTCTGCCTTTTCCCACACTGTAGGGAAAGCGCTGTGCGTATAGGTCGTCTTACCCTTTCTTCTGGTCTTCGTGATCGTGATACCGTTATCAAATGTTACGGATACCTTAACCTGGTCTACAGCTTCTTTAACTGACCCGTCCGGGTTACGGATTGTGTGTAAGAACGCTTCCCCGGTCGGCTCATTAAAAGCGAACCACCGAAGCGCTCTTATGATCGCTGTCTTTCCGGCGTCCGACGGTCCGGTAATGACCGTCAGCCCAGGGGAAAGACGAAAGGTACTATTTGTGTGTGACTGATAGCCTTCTATCGTCACTTCCTGGATTTTCATTACAAAGGTTCCCCCTTCCTTACTTTCTCATTTATAAATTCTATAAGCAGCCACTTAGGTATCTTTATCTTCGGGCCGTCCTGTACATACGGGAAGCCCTCACTATGGATAAGTTCGTAGGTCTGTCGCTGGCCCTTTCCCAGAAAGTCCATTAAGTCGTATGGCGTAAGCATTAAAGGCAGATCGTCCATACTTCTAAATACTTTCGGTTCTCTGGCTTTAGCCATTGTCTACCTCGTCGCCCAGGTGTTCCATTTCTTCTTTTTCTTCTGCCGTAAGCGGCGTATAAAAGACTTCTGGTACCGTACTTCCTACAGCTAATGCTATAGATTCCATAGCGGACTTAGACGGCTGCTTATTACCGTTTTCAATGTGGGATAAATGCCCCACGGATAACCCTGTTTTCTCTGACAGGTCTTTGAGTAACAGACCACTAATTAGTCTGTAATACTTTACTTTGTTCATTGCTTTTTTCTCTCCTTTGCCGTTGTCCTTGTGACGGTTTTACTTGTTTATTTGTCTGTGTGACAATTATACAGTGTAAAATATAAGGATACAAATACGAC